GGGTACAAATACCAAACTCTACTTTGTAAAGGTAAAAAGAAAAGTATAGGTATTAGGACACAACAAGAGTTAGATGTTATATTTAGAGACGTAAACATAGTACAGAACGGATTCAGGTTAATTAACTATCTTGCATACTTTGGTTTAAAGTTAGGTGGATTTGCAGCTTGGAATAAACATCGTAAAACAAACGCTAAATGGTAAAGTAAATGTCTAAAACTTTAACAGAAACTTCTTTAGAAACACAATATGGTCGTCCTATTTTTGAAGACATAGAAACTGGTGAAAAGCACTCAGAGTTATCAGCTACGTTTGAATATAAGGGTAAGTGGGTAAATATGCCTACTTTACATAAAGGTAAAATTTATACTGTAGAACAATTAAAACGTTTTCTTGATTTAGAAGATTCAGCATTAGATGGTTGGATAACTAGTACACATAAAAGTAAATTTGACGCTGAGCAAGCTGCACAATATAGAAGTAACAATATGGAACAAACGGCAGCAAAAACAAATAATTCAAATTTTTTATTAAATAATGCTTCAATGGCATTAATATCAGCAGATCCAGGTTATATAAATCGAGATGCAATTAAATTAAAAAACGACAAAATATTAGCTGAAAAACGCAATAAAAGATTAGCAGCAAAAGTTCAACCTATATTTACATATAAAGGTGATAGGCAAAAAGAAAAAGAAATAAAAATAAAAAAACCTATTGTTTTAGAAAAAAATCTAAAAATTGATTATGGAGAAATGCCTGGTTTTAAACAACCATTAGATGCTAAAGGAAAAAAACAAGGTTATTATGATGCTGATGAAAAATCAGAATTTTGGCAAACAGATGCAGGATATGAAAAAGCTATGCAAACATGGGGTAGAAATGGTGGTGTATTACCTCAATTTGTTAAAAAACCAAAACAAAAAGAATTAAATATGTCTGCAATTAAACAATTTTTTACATCAAGTAACAGATGAATATTACATTTAATAGATGTACTGTTTTACAAAATGGAAGAGCTTATTTATTTTATAGGCATGATAAAGGCATAGGAGGATATCTTGCATTAACAATAGCAATTGGAGATGACTTTAAAGATAAAAAAAACTTTGCAGAATTATTAAAATATTTTTTTAATGAAATAGTAATAGATGATGATTTATATGTAAGTTTTGTTGATAATGATAACGGATGGTTTAAATATATTGATGAAACTCCTATAGAATATGGTAAGCATACTATTTACAAAGTTAAACGATATAATAACGGAAAATTTGAGGAAGAAGCATAATGGCTGAAAAACAACATGATTTAGACGTAGACTTAGATGGTCCTGACAAATTAACAGATTGGAAAAATCCACCTGACTTATTAGAGCTTAAAGCTGATTTTGATGAAGCACAATCATCACATACAAGTCATGTATTAGATGTTGATACTTGGATAAGCGCTTTAAAAGGTGAACAAACTATAGCTCCTAAAAGTGGTAGGTCTAAGATTGTACCTAAACTAATTCGTAAACAAGCTGAATGGCGTTATGCTGCATTAAGTGAACCTTTCTTGTCTACTGATGATTTGTTTAATACAGCTCCTATGACTTTTGAAGATAAAGAGTCTGCTATACAAAATGGCTTGTTATTAAACTACCAAATTAATTGTAAGATTGATAAAACAGCTTTTATTGATGAATATATACGCACTGCAGTAGATGAAGGTACTGTTATAGTTAAAGTTGGTTGGGAATATCAAGATGAAATAATTGAAGTTGAAATTCCTGATTTTGATTTTCAAGAATCAATTGAAGCAGGGCAAATGCACGAACAATTGCATCAAATGATGGAACAAAATCCTGAAAAATTTCAAAATGAAACTCCACCAGAAATGCAAGAAGCTCATAAAATAACTATGGAAACTGGAATTCCAATGATGCCTATACAAGTAAGTAGTCATATGGAAGAAGAAGTAAAAGTACTTAGAAATCAACCTGATTTAGAAGTGTGTGACTATAACAATGTAATAATGGATCCTACATGTTTAGGTGATTTAGATAAAGCTAACTTTGTAATATACAGTTTTGAAACATCAATGGCTGAACTTAAAAAAGATGGAAGATATCAAAACTTAGAACATGTACTATTAGATAATGCTGCACCATTAGCACAACCAGACCATAACTTAGAAGATGAAACTAACTTTAAATTTAAAGATGACCCTCGTAAAAAAATTATTGTTTATGAATACTGGGGTTACTGGGATATTAATGACACTGGTGAAGTAGAACCGTTTATAGCTACATGGGTAGGTGATGTACTAATTAGAATGGAAGCTAACCCATTTCCTGATAAAAAACTGCCATTTGTATCAGTTCAATATTTACCAGTACGTAAACACATCTATGGTGAACCAGATGGTGCATTACTAGAAGACAACCAAAAGATTATTGGTGCTGTAACACGAGGTATGATTGATATTATTGGTAGGTCTGCTAATGGACAGATGGGTATTCGTAAAGATGCTTTAGATGTTACTAATGCACGTAAATTTGAACAAGGTGCTGATTATAAATTTAATTCTAATGTAGACCCTAGACAAGCATTTCACATGGATACATATCCTGAAATACCTAACAGTGCTCTTAACATGCTTAATCTTCAGAATAACGAAGCTGAGTCTTTAACTGGTGTTAAAGCATTTAATAGTGGTATTAGTGGTTCAGCATTAGGTAATACTGCTACAGGTATTAGAAGTGCATTAGATGCAGCTTCTAAACGTGAGTTAGGAATACTTAGAAGATTAGCTGATGGTATTAACCAAATAGGTCGTAAAATTATATCTATGAATTCTGAGTTTTTATCAGATGAAGAAATTGTAAGAGTAACTAACGAAGAGTTTGTTGCTATAAATAGAGAAGACTTAGGTGGTATGTATGATATTAAATTAAATATATCTACTGCTGAAGCAGATAACGAAAAAGCTCAAGAGTTATCGTTTATGTTACAAACTATGGGTAACAATATGGATCCATCTATGTCACAGATTATATTATCTGACATAGCTAGATTACGTAAGATGCCTGATTTAGCTAAACAAATTAAAGAATATCAACCACAACCAAATCCAATGGCTGAACAAAAAGCTCAACTTGAAATGCAGTTACTACAAGCTCAAATTGCTAATGAAAGTGCTAAAGCACAAGAAAATACAGTTGATGTAGAACTTAAGAAAGCTAAAATCCAAACTGAACTTTCCAAATCCAGGAATATGAATAGTAAGTCAGATATGGAAGACTTAAACTTTGTAGAACAAGAGTCTGGAGTTAACAGACAACATGAAGAAAACATGAAAGGAGTCGACCAACAAAATAATTTAGATGGTAAATTTGCAGATGCAATGTTTGCTGAACCTAAGTTAAACACATTAAATGGAGAGTAATGTTAATAAAAAGCGTGATATAATCGCCAAAATAGAATTACTATATGTAAAACTAATAGTATTATACAAATTAATAATAATACTTTGTTTTTATCTCAATAAGAGGACACACGATGAGCACAGATCAACAGTTACAAGACTTGGAAGATAATATAAATGATGCAAAACATTTCATTGATATTAAAGAAAGTACTATAAAACTTTTTAAAAATAAAGAGTTTAAAAAAGTAGTACTTGATTATTATTTTAAAGAAGAAGCTTCTAGATTAGTTATGGCTAAAGCTAGTTCTTTAAATTCAGAACAAAAAGATTTAATTGACAATATGATTTATGGCATTGGCGCATTAAGTAACTTTTTTGACAGTGTACTTACTCGGGGTATGCAAGCAGAACAAGCACTTAGAGACGATGAAAATGCTAGAACTGAAATATTGCAGGAGGACTTAAGCTAATGGCTGACATAAATAGTCCCCTAGGAATGGATGACGAAGAATTCTTAAAACAAGATTTAAGTGAACTTGAAGCTGCATTAATAGAACAACAAGAAGCTCAAGAAGAAACTACCCCTATTGATACTTCTGAAGAAGAGCAAACTTCTGAAGAAGTAACAAGTGAAGATTCGGAGGAAACTGGTGATAAGGTTGACCCTTATGATGAGACTGAAGAATCTGAAAGTAACGATGAAGAATCTGAAGAAGAGATATTAGAAGATGAAGTAGCTGACCTGGAAGAGGATACTCAACCAGAAGCCGAAACATTAGAAGATGCTAAAGAACCAGAGTCTGAAGATACAGATGTAACTGATGATACCGAAACAGCTAAAAAAGAGGATACTCAAGAAAAAGCTGAAATAGATTTTGAAGAAGCATACAAACGGATTATGTCACCGTTTAAAGCAAGTAAGCGAATGATGCAAGTCGATAATATTGACGATGCAATATCTTTAATGCAAAAAGGTGCTGATTATCATAGTAAGATGAAGACGTTAAGTCCAAATCTAAAAATGATAAGTATGTTAGAAAAAGAAGGATTGTTAGATCAAAATAAACTTAACAATCTAATTGATTTATCTAAAAAAGACCCAAAAGCAATCGCTCAACTTCTTAAAGATAGTGGTATTGACCCGTTAGATATAGATACAGCAGAAGAGGTAAGTTATAAACCTACTGATTATGGTGTTACTGATAAAGAATTTCAATTAAACCAAGTGATTGACGATATTAAAGATAGTCCTTCTTTTGATAAAACTATAAGTATTTTAGGAAAAGAGTGGGATAGTGAAAGTAAAAAATTAATATCAGATAATCCTAGCATTATTGCAGTTATTAACGAACATGTTTTTAGCGGTGTTTATGATAAAGTTCAATCAGTTGTTGATAAAGAAAAAGCATTAGGTAGACTTAATGATATTCCTGATGTAGAAGCTTATAGACAAATAGCTGAAAAATTACAACAACAAGGTAGCATTTTAACAGACAAAGGAAATAACCCATCTTCTAAAACATCTGTACCTAAGACTAAAGCACAGGACCCTGCTGTTATACAACAAAAGCGTAAAGCTGCAGCTGGGACAAGGAAGACTTCAGGTAAGTCAGCTCCTGCATCATCAGAATACTTAGGTATGACAGATGATGAATTTATGAAGCTGGCAGATGTTTAGTCTTTCTCTTTTAAATGTTTATAGGAGCTTAAAATGGCTTTAGAATATGGAACCGGCGCCGATGGCGCTAGTAATATCGGTGCACAAGCACGTACTGATTTTTACTTTAAGAAAGCGCT